ATCTACCCTCAATTTTATAAGGAGTTTGTTAAGCCTTAACCTTTTTCTGAATCTTTAATACAAGATTAGTCAAGGTTGTGATTAATGTCTTAAGTTGTGCAACGGTTACAGTTAATGCAGCCACAGCAGCAAGTGCTTGTGATGCTGAATCAGTTACTGTTGCAGATGCTGACACCTTTACTTGACCTGCTGCTGGTAAATCAGTTCCACCAGTTGCGCTGATAGTAACTGCTCCTGCAGATAATGGCATATAAACTTTGTAAGTTTTTACACCATTTGCGTCAGTTGTAATAGATGTTGCAGTAATGGTATCGCTTGATCCACCAAATGAATAACTTGTAGTAATTCCTGTAGAAGCAAGTAGGCTAGCATATGTCTTTCCAGACAATACTGCACCTGTTGCATCAACTGGTGAAAGAGTAATTGTGGCTTGCTCTCCTGCTACATAGTTTGCTTTATCAAAAGCCAACTTAATAGAAGCAACGGCAGCCTCTACACGCACAGTAACTGTGTCTGCAGAAATTGTTCCACTCTTTACTACTACACCTGCTGAACCAGTCTTAACACCAGCCAAAGAAAACAACGCTTCACCATTAGAAATAGAAGCAGTTGTTGCTGAGTTGCTGATTACTGTAAGATCATTTGAAGTAACTGTTAGTGTTCCTGCTCCTACAACTACGCCAGCAGCATCATATGCTACGGCAGAAATTGCGTCTGCGTTAGAACCTACAGCAATTGCTGGCTTCTTTACAGTTGTAACAACTTTGGCAATGTCACCATAAAATGTTACTTTCTCTGTTGCTAACAATGCTCCAGATTGTGAAGTAAGAGTAATTGTTCCTACGCCAGATGTTCCATCAGAGAATACTCCAATGTAGTTTCCTGCAGGTACAACTAATGATCTACCAAGACCGTTAATTGTTGTATGGTTTGTACCATACCCCAACATACCCGCTCCTGAAATTGTTGCTGTAACAGATTCTGAAGCAGAAGCATTAACAGCATTCTTTTGAGTTAAAACAATAACTGCTGCTGCATCAGATGAGACTGTCTTTGAAGCATATACAGTAGCATCTGTTGTTGCTGAAATTGTTTCTCCAGTATTAATAAAAGATGTTGTATAAGCAGTTGATGCCTTAAGGTCTGGAGCGGTAACAGTAACTGTCCATGTAATGGCAGCAGATGTAACTGAACCAGATGCGCTAGTCAATGTAGGAATAAATCTAACTACATATGATCCAGCGACGGTAGGCACATAAAATGATGATGTCAACTTTGCAGTAACATAACCAGAAGTATTAGTTGCTGGAGATACTGCTGCTGTTTTTGTGTCTGCTGATAGTGCCACTGTTGCGCTAGATGTTTCTGTAACGGCAAACTGTGGAACGCTAGCAGTAGATGGGGCAGATAGTACTGCAGATATTACCGAAACGGTATCTCCAATACTTGTTCCCAAAAATGATACTGATACTACTGCTGTTGCAGTCTCACCAGGATTAATTGTATCTGCTACGGCATCAATGGTGACAACGTCAGCATATACTGTAGCCTGTGTCGGAAGTGCCGACATCACGCCAAGTGTCAAGGCTGCAGCCAAGACTGTGGCAAGTTTCTTAAATGAATTCATTATTCTCCTTGTTAGTTTATATTAAGTTTAAGTTATCTAGAAAATCCTTAACATCGTTAGGCATTTCCCGATTATCTAATTCTACCATACGTTGCTGTTTTTCTGCAAGTCGAGTTGCAGAACTCCAGGTATGGACCTCAATTTCTGTATTATTATTCTTTGGGGTATGAGATATTGCCCCAAATACCGCTCCACAGACAGCATCCGCTAAGTCTTTGGATTTTTTACGAGGGTGATCTACTCTGTTTCCCTTCATAATTTTTAGTTCTGACATTTCTTCCAACAATAATGGAATCATAGGAATTGCTACTCGCTCTTCATAAATCATCATTGCTAAATCTTCGTAATGTTTTTTGGCAACTGAAACAGTTTCTGTTCTAATACCAACAGCCTGTAGTTCATTTTGAATATCAAATGATTGCCAGCGGTCAAAAGAAACCATGCCAATATTAAATCCTTCCCTACGTAAATTAATTATCCATTGTTTTACTTCAGATAAGTTAACTGGACCTTCTGATCTTGGTTCCCACCACACAACAGCATCAACAACAACTATAGGGGCTACCTGCTCATAATCTTTAATAACTTGAATGTTAACCCATTTGTCAACATGTGCAATAGCAACAGCACATTTGTCATGTTTTTGTGCAAGGTCAGCATGAATATAGTATGTTTTTTCTGGATCTGGTTTAAATGTCTCTTCAAACCTTTTAAACAAATCTATTGGATTTCTTGTATTCATACATTTTTCTAACTTTTCTTTTTGTTTAAAGAAGGCATCTGAGGCATACGTTGGGACACATGCAAAACGCATCATAGCATCACCAAGGTCTGTATAAAATGCTAGTTTAAAATCATCTATCTTTCTTGTTGGATTTACTTCCCATGTAGGTCTTTTAAATGCTAATACCCTTGGAACTTTGTAGGAAATAATTTGATCTTCTTCCCATGTAATTTCAAATTGATTGTTTGGGTCATTATGTGGTAAGTCTTCATTCATAATAAAAGTATGTTTCTTTTCTATTGATTCTTTTTCCATAATTACATCTTCATACCGTTTTGAAATAAAGTCACCTTGATAACGAGGGAATGAAAGAAGAACAACCTTACCAAGATCTGGAAAACGAGAGTCTACCGATCCACGAAATGCTTTATAAATATTTTCTGCAGTCTTACCTTGTTCATTACCAGTTCCAACCTCAGAAGCAAATCCAGAAATTTCATCAAGTACTGCAAGCAACAAGTTTAAACCTTCATGAGATTCTCTTTCTGAGTGCCCAGAGTAGACAGTGATTGATTTATCAAACTCAACACTATCAGCCTTAGCATTATACTTACCTGCAAACCAAGGAGATTTTTCAATCTTTGTTTTAAAACCTTTAAAGAAAACGTTCTTAGCCTGTTGTGCGTTAATGGCAACGTTAATTAAATCTATCGCATCCCCGCTTGGTTTTCCGAAGTATCTTGCGGGGTCTTTGAGACAAAGTAACTTATAAACAATGTAAGCACAAGCAACAGTGGAAGTAAAATCTTTACCGCTACCCTTCCCCAACTGTAATATGATTTCGTTTTTTGTATATTTGTCATAGTATCTAGCCCCTTCTACAGACCCATAAAGTTCTTGTAAATCTTCTTTCTTGTATATCTGACTCATTGCTTCAACTATGTCATACTGGATTGCTGACAAGGTTGGTTGACCAAGATAGTCAGATGACTCAACAAATGTTTTAACATCTACTGGTTTTTCATCAAACTGATTTTCTTTTAGTACATCTAAAAAATCATTAAACATCTTGGACAATCGTAATCACTTCGCCTTCTTTTGCAATTTGTGAAAGTCTGTGCATAATTAAATCACGAACTTCTGGATGCGTAGAAGCAATCTCTCTAAGTATTTCAACAAGGACTTCTTGTCGTCTTTCAATTTGAACCATCTCTTCGGCAAGTTCTTTATTTTCTAACAAACCAGCCTTTTGAAGCATTTCAATTCTAGATTTTTCAATATCCATAACAAGTTTGATAGCCTGAGTCTTTGCACTAAGGTTATTTGTCATACTTGATTCATCAATAACCTCATAAGCCTTTGTAATAAGTTTGCTATAGTGTGTGTCTGCTCCAGCAAGGGCTTCTTTAGCCCGTGCACGAATTGCATCATTAGCAGATGCCATAACTTTCCACTCATTAATTAATGCAACAACACGAGTTCTAGGCATGTCTAGTTCTTTAGATATTTTTGTTGGGTCTTGACCCTTTAAATATTCTGTAACCACTTTGTTTACTTCATCTAAATGTTGAACCAATTCTATTTCAGTTGACATGATATTTTCCTTCTAAACGATTAATCTCATCTTTAATATAAAAAATTGCTTTTTCTAAATCTTGGATTGTTTTTTGTTCATCTTTAAGTCCTGCTCTCCACAAATATTTAAAAGCATTTCCAATATTAAAATTGCGATGACGTGTAATTTGTATACACTCAACTCCACTAGGATCAGTCGTGTAGTGTAAGGGATGATTAACTTGATCAACCGTAATGTTTAAATTATTACTCATCGTTTTGATTTCCTTAATCCAAATTTTGCAAGGTATACATAGATTGTTTCTATGCTTGCCCCACACTCCTTGGCAATGTCTTGTGGAGATTTTTTATCTATAAGATATCTCTTACGAAGCCAAACCTCACTTGTATACAGTTTACCACTCATAGTATTATTTGTCAACCTCTTTTGTATTAATATCATAATAAAATTTATCGGAGTCTTCCAGCATCCATTTATTTTGATTTTCAACATCCCACTTGTAATCATTAATTATTCTTTCAATAACATAATCTTTTTTCAAGGTAAATGAAGGTTCATAAATACGAACCCTATTATTGGGCTGAACAGCAAAATTACCATCATCTCGTTGTATGACGTGTCCACACTTGTGCTCGGAAGGACTTTCTGAATAACCATCATCCATAACGTTTGTATCTGGATTGTGCCAGTCAAGAGTAAATAAATAGGTTCCATCATGTCTTGTCTTTGTTCTATCAATATATGACATTCTAAGGTTTGTAAGGTTTTCAAATTTAGTCACAGATATGTGATGACTAAAAGCGTTCCATAAAACTAAATTATGTAAGTCTATTTCAGGAACTCCAGGTTTTGTACAAAATGCACTAATTGGTAATCTCCACCATAACCCACCATCTTCCATCATTATGTGAAATAAAGGGCTTCTGCTTTTTATACTAGCAACACCAAATATAACACATGGGAAATACTTATCATGACTATCTAACTGATTCCTTAAATAGTTTCCACGTACATAACATTCTATGGGAGGTATGTTTGCATTTAACTCTGGCATTATTCTATTCCTCCTACTGCTTTATTCCAATTATTAATAGCCCAGTGACCGATACCACAAGCGTCAGCAACGTCATTATCGTTAATGATTTTATCATAGTTGATTTCAATTAATTTCATTGTCCTTTCTTTTCTTATCTGCCGTTCAAATGTTTTATACCAAGAGATTGATTTTCCAGGATTTTTTAATCTAATCTCTAGTTGTTCTTCTTTACTTAATTTTTTATTTCCTAAATAGTTTTGCCAGGTAATTGGGGCTACGGTTCCTATTTGTTTTGTTCCAGTTAGCCCTGCTGCACCAAGCAGTGCACCTTGAACCAATGCAAGATCTGCAGCAGTCTTAGGACTATTCATAAAGACTGTGTGTTCAATTACTATTGCTTCAAATCCACCAGAGTATTCAAAAAATGCTTTTGTTTTAGCACAAGCGTCCATTACTTTTTCATAATTAGTATTACCTTCAAATTTTATTTTTCCAATAGTTCCAAGTTTTTTATTTTCAAATAACGCAAAAGCAAGACTGTTAGTACTAGCATCAATGGCACATATTTTATTTGGTTCCACTACTGCACCCCACTTAGTCTTGTTCATAATCAAAAAATCCTTTTATTTGTTTTAACATTTTATCAACATTTTTTTTACTTACATTACAATTTGAACAAAATCCAGAGTCGTTATAAATTGATAGGTCTACGCCACAACCACCAAGGCATTTTCTTACCTTGCCAATTCTTTTTTGTCTACGAGTTATGTGGTAGCGTTGCACAATTTTATCTTTTGTTGCAATGTCTCTACACTTAATCCCGCAGTAAATTTGATAACTTACTTTGGGATTAAATGCCTTATCACATCGATCACATAGTTTCACTTAATTCCTCAAGAGGTTTAATCTTTAAAACCCCTACTTCTGCCTCTGCACAGGCTTTTTGGATAGGACAAACTTTACAGATTTTTGAGTTTGCTCTATATGTTTTTACTGGAATATCTCTATCTGTCCAAGCCTTGCGAACTTGTTTCATCCAGTCAAAAGCGTAATTAACCCAGTTACGATATTCATCATTTATTAATACTGGCAAAGTTAATAATTCATGATTATTTTTATTTTCATAAATTAAAACACCTTTATCTTTTTTTAATACCTTCATATACATTAGTAATTGCATAAGGTGTTTGCCTTTTGCTTTTCTATTTGCTTTTTTATATTCAAATCCATCGTTTGGCATTGTCTTAATTTCACCAAGAATTGATTCACCTTTATAGTCAAGCATTACATCTCCATAGCCAAAGATAGGAGGATCATCTACCTTAACTGTAAACTCTAATGCTGGATGTTTTTGTTTGCCATACTTACGCTCTGTTTCAAACTCCATATCTTTATCTAAGATATCTGCTTTAATCATTGCATCTTGAATTCGATCATGGCTTAAAGAACCACTTGTCCTATTTGCTACACCATATGGGTCAGCATTATCATAAAACACTGCGCCATCAAAAGCAAGATACCAAAACCTTGCACACTCTCCAGCACCATAAGTAAGTGTTGATGGAGAAAAAGAATATTTCTTAGTAAACTTTGGTTTAATATCTGCTACATATCCTTGTTGAATAGCGTCTACTAATCCTTCTGTATACCCAATATCTTCGTTATGTTTTGGTTCATCTGTTCTAATCATAATTTGTTTTAGTAAGTTTTTACTCATGTTTTATCCTTTGTTTATATAAGTATACCAGGTTAGCGTATTATGTATTTAAGTGCTGACACTAAGTTGTTAATTGATTCTGCTGCCGTGAAATATATGTTTTTCTTTGCCCTATCGCTTTTATCTACATTAGCCATCCAGGTTGCCTTGAATGACATCTTTGCTGCAATTGCCTGAAGTCTTACAATTTCAACAGTAGCAACATTAAACGGAACATCTGGTTTAATGATTAATTTAGCAATCATTGTTAAGGCGGTTGTTAACTCTTCGTCATTCATATAGTCAGCAATCTCAGTCAAACCATTGACCATATCTATAGTTGTTCCTGTTTGTTTAACTTGCTCTATCATTTTACTTACCCTCCGTTAGTTGTTCTAAAAGATCCATTTCAATTATAGCAAGCCTTACCTTTGTATTACCTTCTCCAAGTATTACAACAATTGCTGGAGACTTATCAATCCCCGACTTTATTGAATCAGTAACAGCCTTAGCCCATACATCTTTATTTAATGTAAAAGATTTTCCAACTTCTTTAAAATCAACTATAAAATTTCTCCAAGTTGCATCGCCTTTTTTATTATTGCGACCAGAGTTTTTATGTTGTTTAGCCCCAATTCTTTTAGACTCGCTTTTTTCACTCATTAGCAAAGTCTTTCTTTTTTCTTTTTGGTGGAATTAACCCAACTTTAGATATATGTTTTTTAGAACACATCCAGGTTGCATCACCAGTTTCTCTCCAATACCTTAAAGAACTAACTTCTTCTTGACAAGTTTTGCATGGAAACTTGCCTGGATATATTGTAAAATTGTTAGACATTACTTAGTTTAGTCCTTAACTGTTGTTGTAAGTCTAAATCTTCTTTTATTCTATTAATAATTCCTTCTCTTCCTTGTACCTTTGTACCGTCATCTAATTGATACCAGGCTCCAGTTCTATTTAATAGACCAACTGACTCAGCCGTATCAACAAGATCACCAATAGCGTCAATGCCAATATTATCTCCACGGAAATAGAAATCGTATTCCCCAGATTGGAATCCAGGAGACGTTTTAGAAAATTGTAACTCCCAACGAATCTTTCTACCAATCTTTTCTTCAATGAGTTTATCGCCAACCTTAATCTTACCTTTGATAGCCTGATTGTCGGACTCAGAGGAAAATAACTTGATAACACAAGATGAATAGAATTTAGTAGCCTGCCCACCAGAAGGCTGCTGGCTAGTATACATAGCACTAATATTGTTACGGCTCTGACTAATAAGAACCAAAAGAGTTGGCTTAACTTTATTATTTGCATAATTAAGCATTTTCCAAGCGTTACTAAAATCACGAGACTCCGCTCCAATCTGTTTTGTATTTTCTAAAGCCTTCATTTCATCTGTATCTTTTTCAAAATATATGGCAGGAAGCATGGAAGTTATAGAGTCGATGACAATTAAATCAACTCCAGCATTTATAAGTCCAACACCAACATCTACCATATCGCTAATAGTTCTTGCTTGAGAGTAAATTAATTTTGTTGGATCAACCCCTAATTTCTTTGCCCAATCTTCAGAGTATGACATTTCAGAATCAATCCATGCACAAACCTTGCCTTCTGCTTGCGCCAAAGCAATCATCTGTAAACACATAGATGACTTAGCCGATGACTTACTTCCCCATACCAGGACTTGTCTACCGTATGGTAGTCCACCGCCTAGGGCACGGTTTAATCCAAAACTTGGTGTTGGTTGATAGTCAAAACTAATACCTTCGCCAGTTCCAAGTCGTTTTCTAAGTCTTGGATCTAATTGAGATAATACATCTTCTACACTAACTGACATTTACATCCTCCATTATAACGGTTCCATCTTTGGTTTTACCAAAACTAAATTTATACGATTTACCTTCTTCAATATGCATATATGCTTTAGGAAATGCAGTAGGAAATACTGTAACAGAGTGTAAGTCTCTAGCCGTATCTGCTAAAGTTAAAGAAGCCATTTTCTTTCCAGCCTTTGTAATTCTTGGTTTAAAAGAAACTACAAACATTTCTTCTTCACTATATGGTAATTGTTTGTAACCTAAAAACTTAACAAGTGCACTTGAAGATTCTTTTATTTCATCAACAGGAATTGCAGAGACAATCCGATTATCATTAGCAAGAACCAAGTAAGTACGACCCGTCTCAATAGTTGTTCCTTCTTCATCAAATATACCAACACTCCCAGTTTTGTCCAGAATTTCAACTCGTGACCAACCCTTTCCTCGTTTAATTGCTTTAACCATACCCATTAAAATGTATGATCCCTTTTCTTCAAATGAATCAACGTCTTGAATAAATGCATAATAGTGTGAGGGAATTGTTATATTAAACTCTGGTAGATTTAAGTATTCATAAATATTTTCTTTAATCTCACTATCGTTTCTTTCATTATCGGCAAAGGTTGCTGCACCAATAAGCCTAAGAGCGTTAAGCGCTCTACTGTTTACGCCATTACCTTTTGTAAAGGTAAACTCTTCAAGTTCTTTGTATGTTTTAAATGGACGAGCAGCAATATATTTTTCAGCAATGTTATTAGAAATAAACTTAATTCCTGTTAGCCCAAACCTTATGCCCTTACCTTCAATTTTAAAATCAAGATCTGAATCATTTATATGAGGTAGTTTAACTGATATGCCCATACGTTTTGCTTCAATTAGATATTCTGTTCTACCGTCTTTATCCTTCTCATTTTTAAGAAGGGCAAACATAAACTCAAGTGGATAGTAGTATTTTAACCACGCCGTCCAATACGAGAGCGTAGAGTAAGCAACCGCATGAGACTTGTTGAACGAGTATCCCGCATGCGCTTCAAAGTCATGCCATAGATCACGAGCCTGATTGGGAGCAATATAGGCAGAAGCGCCAGTAATAAAACGTTCTTTATAAATATCGAACTCTTTTGCATCTTTCTTCTTTCCAATAATTTTACGTACCTTGTCAGCATCAGACATTGACATTCCACCTAGGTGAACACAAGCCTGCATAACTTGCTCTTGATACAGGATACACCCATATGTATCATCTGTGAACTCTTTCATAATTTGGTGGGTATAGGAAACATTCTGCTTACCATGCTTACGAGCAATATAGTCTTTACCAATAGTATTCATAGCACCTGGACGAACTAAAGCATTTGATGCTGCTAACTCATTAAAGTTCTTTACTCCCATTTTTACTAGGAGGTTTGTATATGGTGTTGCTTCACACTGGAATACACCTTTTGTATACCCGTCTGAAAGCATCTCATATACTTTGGGATCTGCCATATCAATTGATAAAAGATCGATGTCTTTGTAGTGATTTTGTTTAATCACATCAATAGCATCTTTTACTACGCTTAAAGTTTTAAGACCTAATGCGTCAATTTTAATAAGACCAATCTTTTCAGCCTCTTCCATATCAACACCAACCACAGGAATGCGATCATCGGATCCAGGAGAAGAGCGAGTTTCCAATGGCGCATACCTAAATATTGGATCCTTACTAGTAACCACACCAGCAGCATGAATGCCAGTACCTCTAATACGACCACGTAATTGTTCTCCATAAATCTCCACCTCTGGATATTTTTCTCTAAACCACAGTGTAGTTTTAGAGGTACAATATTCATCCCAAGTATCGACTAACTTTAATACTTTGTTAACATCTGTTAATGGTATATCTAAAACTCGTGCAACATCTCTTACAACACCTTTATCTTTAAACTCAAGGAATGTAGCAATAGATGCTACGTGTCTATACTGTCTAACTAAATAATCTTTTACTTCATCACGACGAGTATCTTGAATGTCCGTATCAATATCAGGAAAGTCGTTACGTTCTGGATTAATAAAACGGAAAAACAAAAGACCATGTTCTATTGGATCAATTGTTGTAATACCAAGTAAATAACAAACTAAAGAACCAGCAGATGATCCACGACCTGGACCAACTAAAACACCTTCTTTCTTAGCCCAATTAATCATATTGCTTACTACAAGAAAATATGGTGCAAATTTTTTATTACGAATAATTTCTAACTCTTCGTCAAGTCTTTGTTCATAAATATCATTTCCAAGCCAGTTGTCGGTAAGCCGATATTTTTCAAGTCCTGCAAACGCTAAGTTTGCTAACTCTTGATCTGGGTTTTTATATTGAACTGGTAAAAGATTTAGCCCATCTTTAATGTCATAGTCTTCTACTGTATCTGCTAAAAGTATTGTGTTTGAGTATATGTCTGGTCGATCAATACCCTGCAGTTCCATTGCTGCCTTAATTTCTTCATAAGATAATAGATGGATATCAAATTTATTAAATGTTATTTGGCGGTCTTCTCCGTATAAATAGTCAAGTCTTTCCATCATATCTGTTTTCTTTTTAGACTTTTCGTATGTTGCTTCTTTGTTTATTTTTCCATGTGTATTTAAAATTAACTTAAATTCTTGTATTTCTTTTTGCAATGTATCTGAATGATGACAGTCTGGTGTAACAACAACCTTTATATCAAACTCATCAGCAAGTTCAATAAGATATTTATTTATTTCTGGTGTGTTGTGTGGCATAACCTCAATATAGTAATCGCTACCAAAGTTATCTTTAAACCAGTTAATGTTCTTTTTAGCAATTGCAAACTCTTGCTCTTCTAGTGCTTTAACAATAACGCTACTAGGACAAGCAGAGGTTACAATAATTCCTTCTTTATACTTTTTAAGAATCTCAAAGTCAAACCTTGGTTTCTTAAAAAACCCATCTGTCCATGCAATTTCACTAATCTTGTTAAGGTTTTCCAAACCTTTTTGGTTCTTGGCTAGAAGGACAATGTGGTTATAGACAAGATCTTGTTGACCTTCTCTTTCAGACTTATCTCTTTTATCAGATATATCTGCACACATGTATCCTTCTAAACCAAGGATTGGCTTAATACCCTTTTCTTTTGCAGCACGATACAACTCTCTGTGACCAGAAAGTGTACCGTGATCTGTAATTGCAAGAGCGTTCATACCCAACTTGCTAGCACGGTCTACATACTCTTGTGGAGTTGCTATGCCGTCAAATAGGGAGTAGTGAGTATGAACATGTAAGCCTACATAGTTCATCTATTACCAGTCTACGTTGGTAGCAGATGAAGTTGTTGGACCGTCAAAGCCTAAGTAGAATGCTTCTTGTTCAGCATAAGGAATTTTCTTTAATGCTAACTCAAGAGGATAAGGCTTAAATGCTGACCAGTCAAATGGCTCTGTATCTGGTGCACCTGGAATGGTTGTGTAACTTGTTTCAGTACCCTGACCATTTCGCTTTACTTTCCAGACTACGTTTGAGATGCTACCTGTTTCAAGTGCATACTCACGAATTGTATTAAATGCTGATTGCTTGCTAACACCCATTGACCAAATAGCCACATACGGTGCTTCAATGCCATCGTCGACTAAAACATTGCAATAGAAACGAAGACGTGCTCTCCAGCCAGCCTTTACATCTTTGCGATGCATTTCTTCTGCCCAGTCACGACCTTCTGATTCCATTGTGTCTACAGCCTTGCGCTTGTAGTCTTTTGGATTTGTATGTTCCTTAACGACTAGAGCAAGACCACGGTCTGCATTATAATTTGCAGAGTCTTCATCTAGTTCTTCAATGAAACGGATTTTTACTGCTTGTCCATCGGCAATTTTTAACCATCTTACCTTTGGAGAGTTTTCATCATATTTTGGTTTTTCGAGCAGGGCATTTATATTTTTTAGTCCCTTTACTACGCTCATATATTCTCCTTCGTTTGTTATATTAGTTTAACATAGTTGATATAGATTTGTCAAATTGAAACTCTATGCTTCGAATTGCCTCATCATCCATATCGCCTATATCTTTATATTTTTTATCTATGTTTATTACGGTCACTAATGAGCCAAGTTTTTCAATTAACTTATCTCTCATTATTGAACCAGCCTCGTCATTGTCTGCAACAAGAACAACATTGTTGAAGTATTTTGCTAACAGTTTGATCTGTGATGCAGATACGTTAGCCCCCAGAGTTGCCACTGCTGGGAATCCTACTTGGTCTAGCCTTATAGCATCAAAAGATGATTCAACTACATACACAATACTAGATGCTTTAATTCTGTGTAAGTTAAACAATATTTTACCTTTTGGAAGTCCTGGAGTATTTTTAAACTCTTTACCTTCTACAGATCGACCAACAAAGCCAAGTGTTAATCCATCTGGAGAGTGAACTGGTATAGTCAACATATCTTGTTTTTCTGAATAGCCAAGTCCAAACTTTTTAACTGAATCTTCTGTTATGTATCTTCCAGCATAATATCTCATTGCTCTTGGAGACTCTAGAGCCTGATTATTTAATCTTTTAATTAACACCTCGTCATACTGAACAAAATCTGGTGGAGCATACATTGCTTTATTAATTACACTCTCAATGTTAGTTTCTGTTTGTTTGCTTTTTATATATCTTGCCGCTTCAAAATAAGTTCTACCAGTTACAAACATTACAAACTCTTCAAGATTTTTAGTTGTTTGACATCCAAAACAAAAGAATAGTCCACTATCTTTTGCAATTTCAGCAGCAGGAGTTCTAGTGTTATTATGATATGGACAATAGATTATGTAATCATTGCCAAACTCTGCTTCGACATCAATACCTGCACCACTAAGCACTCTTTGTATTTGTTCTTTACTATAAATGTTATTTACCATCTTCGTAATCCTTATATCTGTAATAACCTTTGTCAAAATCTACTTGTACTAAAAAGTCTCCCATAAAACCGTTACGATTTTTTCTAAATACACATTCAATAATATCACTATTTGTAGCACGACCTAATGCCATAACCCAGTCAGCATCATAAGCAATTTGTCTAGACCATGCAGTCTGACCAAGTGTTGGAGCACTACTTAAATCTTTTACATCGTCAGGCGTAGCAGATGAAATAGCAATAATTGGAACCTCTTCTGATATAGCCATTAACTTTAATTCACGAGAAAGGTTTTTCATTCTAACTGTTTCATTCTCAGATTTTTGATTTGGAGACATAAGTTGTAAATAGTCTACAATTATAAAGTCTGGTTTATACTGATCAATCTTTCCACGAATAACAGATGGGTTTACTTCTCCACCACTATCATTAGAGATAATATGAAACTCTGGTTTGCCTTCTATTTTATTTTTATGCCAATTCTTTAACATATCAATTTCAACTTCACCATTGCTAAGTTTGCGATGAGACCAAAGACCTTCACCCATAATAGCAAACACACGATTACGAACTTCTGTCTCAGACATTTCTAAAGAAATAACTAATGGAGACTTACCTTGTTTCCATGCCTGAACTGCAAAGTAAAGTGCTAGCCATGATTTACCAATTCCAGGATAAGCCAAAAAGACACCTAGTTGTCCTGGCATAATTCCAGAAGGTAGGTAGTTATCAAATCCTGGTAAACCTGTTTTAATTCCAATTTGACCAGTCTCTTTTTGTTCTTTGATCTTTTCAAAATATGCAACGGCAGACTCTAGGTCTGTTGCATCAATATCACGTATGGCAGATGTATTCTTTTTTAGTTCAGATGTTTTTGTAATAAGACCATTAAGGGCTTCTGTGCCATTACCAGTTTGAACTTCTCCTGCTGCAGATCTTAAAATATCTTTTAGGCTATCGTTTAAGTATTCAGTCTGTAACTCTTCAAGATGGTGTTTAGTTGCACCAACATTCTCTACTGGCTGGAAGTCTCTAAACTTTTCTACAACCAAAGAGGTTGGAGGAACTACACTATTATTTTCAAAATACAACCTTATAAAATTCCAAACATCATTATGAGTCCTAAGAAGGTTTTCAACATTAGCCTGTAGAAGTACGTGCATTTGTTTGTCTTGTAATAATGCTGAGATAACTCTTGCTTCTGTATTATTCACTGAGCCACCTCCTTGCTAATTTTCTTCGCTCTATTCGTTCTAATGTATCTTTTTCAAAATCTAGTTTACCGTTAATAATCTTTTCTGCATTATATGCAAAGTAGTTCCAATTTGGTTCTTGTGCAATACTAAAATAATATTCTAGCAAATCATAACAAGCAGAAATACCATAAGACTCTACTAAGGCATCAGCAGACCATTGCTCTACGTTTAAATTTAAAGATGGCTTTTGCTCATACTTTGCTGTATGTAACTTGCTGTACCTACTAAGCAAAGCCATGCGGTCTTTGCGTTCAGCCATTAGTCTTTGCTATCAGCCTCTAATTGTGCCTCTTGAATTTTTTCAGTTAGTTTGTCTTCAACAAACTTATAGACTCTATCAAAAGCCTGATCTGAGTTTTCACCATCACGCTTAGAATCAACAACCCCTAAATCAATTCTTAAAGACTGGAAATTGCCCAGATTAAGTGTATATCCTAGAGTTACTGATACTTTTGTATTATCGTTTTCCATACCCCACCTTTTCTCTATTTTAAATGTTTTCAGACCAGATTGGAATATACCTTCCGTCATCTGTCTTTGTATATGTAAGTATACCTTTTCCCATTCGTCGTGTCAACTCTTGGTTCGTAGGCGTCATATTATTTGTTATTAACCCATCTTTTCTTGGTTGCCCCATATGTATAGATGCCAGTATATCACGAATCACCTTAACTGCGCTTTCTGAATAGTATGATCTTATTTGCCATCCAGTCCTTCCATTAATGGTAGATCCTACTGGTGGCGGAATAACTCCTTTTTTAATTAATGTTGGCATATACTTTCTATGACGATTAATTAATCTAGCAGTCTCAGCAACCGTATAAGCCTTTTCTCTATTTTTTCTAAAATCAGTTCTTAGGCAAGTTTCAACTCTATCTTTATTAATGTTGTATACAGACACCAAACCAGTAGATCTTGAACTATGGTAAAGCCTTACAAGGTCTCCATTAAGAAACCAAATTTTCTTACTTCCCTTTATTATAGATTCGTTATTGTAAGTTTGGCTCTCGATAATTCCTTTGCCAGTAACCATCTGCCCTCTCCGCTTTCAGTTGGTGGATGATAAAATCTTCTTGATCCACACCGAATACAATACGTTTCCATATGTTGTACGCTTGTATATTGTCTATCAATAAACAAACGACCATTACATTTATTACAAAAAATCATTATGCTGCTATCTTTTAGTTTGGTATGCCAACGGCAATTAAGTTAACAGCCAGAGATAAGTTACCAGATGCTCCAAACCTTACAAACCCATCTACCTTAGAGGTAGTAACTGTTTGTAATACAACCGTTACATTTTGTCCAGCCTCAGTATTTCCTATATTTCTTGCTGTTGCTGTAACAATAGGTGGGAATTTAAAATCATTTTGGAAGGAATAACTAAACCCTCTTTCGTTACCAGCGCTAACTGTGCTGTTAGTTAAAACTTCTACATACCCGCCAACTATTCTGGCATTAGATGTTTTTGTTGTTTCTTTAACTGACGGACCATTATCAATACTAGTAAAATTATATGCTGCAGAAGATACCTCTGTAGATAGGTCATTGATTGTTTGAGCCAGGTCATAGATATAAGTAACATCTAGTGGTTGCCCACGTTCTGGTAAAGGTATTCTTGCCATGTATTCCTCCTATTTAATTATACCAAAGAAACTATGCTTGATTCAAATATAGTTAATCCAGCATTTCTTTCCTTGTTAATTCCCTCAACCTGTACGGCAACTCTAACATTTGTTGTTCCAGTATTAAGAAATCCATACGTGTGTATTGGTGATGTGCCGTGATAAAAATAACTACCTCCGTCAAATTTTACAAAAATATCATATCTAGGTCTATTATTTTCATCACCCCAAATTGCAGTAGAACTTGTTCCATTTTTAAATAAAGTTCCGCTAACTGACTCTATTTCTAGGGCTGGTACTGAAAAGATTGGTGAATAATGAGATGATCTATTTTTGTCATCAGAGATAATCCTATATCTTAAAACATATTCATTATCATCATTAACTGGTGGTAGTTGATTTTTAGGAATAATTAATTTTTTAATTCCAACATCAGCCATTATGAAACTCCTATTGAAAATCTAAATTCTACATAATTACTAGTATTAGGAGACTTTATAACTGTTTCTGCATTATCATTTTTAACAATTGAATATCCAGTTAAACCATATAGCGGATTAACTGTAGCAATGTTTTCTAATCTAAGAGCATCTAGGGCAACGTAATAATTTGATGATGGTGTTGGGTTTGGTCCGCTATCTTCAGAAAGTACGCAGGCATAAATTTTAACAATAGTAACTGCATCCCAACTAAAGTTTGATGTTGAGTACAGGTCTTGTAATTCTTTTGAAACTACAAAATATCTATTAGTTCCAAAGTCTTCAATGTTATCTAAAGCCCCAGATGTTCCATGGTTTATCTCTGCCTCAAAACGAGCATACTCACTTCCATCGGTAGATGCAAACTCAACAAGAACTCTAACTGTTTCTGGAATTAATCCTGAACTACCATTTTTATTTATTAAAGAAAAGGCTAATCTTAATTGATCTGTTGGTGAGTTTCTAGATAAATCAATACTTGCTCCAGTTAATCTTATGTGGTTAGATCCATTTTCAATTACAAAATGATCAAGAGTTGGACCACTCTCTTCACTTAAAGTAAGTTCTGAAGTGTCTCCTTGAATACAAATAATATTATTTAAAAACCTACAACGCTCATATCTTGAAGCACGAGATGTTTTAAAAAATATAGAGTTATCTGCATTTGTTTGAAACACTGGATCTGCAACTGCAATAATATTATCATCTTCTGGATCATCTAATGGAGAAGAAAAAGAATCAATTGCTGTTGTAGAAACTGCTGTGCTGTATTGCCAATTTTCTGTTGATGTAAATGCAAAGATAGTTTTACTATCATAAACTCCAGCAGATGGGTTAGATCCTGCTGAGTATAGTCCCACCTCTGATATTTCATATCTTTCTTCTGTTGGTAATTCTGCTGTAAGCACTATTTTATTAATACCGTTTTCGTTTACAAACCCTCTAGATGAAATAGGGACTCTAAACATTTCAAAATCTAAATTCTTTTTCTGAGAAAAATTTCCTTCAACGTCACCAGTTTCTAGTGGAGTTGGACCGCAACCAACAGCAAGGTATGAGGCATAGGCTGGAGCCTGACCAAGCAGGTATTTGCCAATAATTCCTTTTCCGTCTTCGGTTATCAAGATTCATTCCCATCAAGTTGGACTATATATATTGTACCACTTGTGCTCAATTGCACCTCTATTTGCTCATCATTATTTAAACCAATAGCCTCTATAACCAAATTGCCAGACTCATCTACATAAATGTTTTGTCCATTTAAACCACTACCTTCATTAGGAAATTTTTGATCAAATAAAATTGGAAAACCAGCAAAATATTTATCTGAGGTTTTTTGTATTCCAAGAATATTATTTGGATTATAGGATTGTTGTAATAGTTTAACATTTTTAATTGGTTGATAAGATATTTCTTGACCATTTATAGTATCACTTCTTGATATATTAATTAACTCTTGACCACCAATATTTTCAAATATTAGGTCAGCCATTGACTCTGTTGATAATGATTGGTCATCAAAAAGAATAATATCTGGCGTTGCGGTTTTAACTAAGTTAACGTTAGATGATGATATCATTTGACCTAAAACTATTGGAGTGTTCGGGGTTGGCGATAAAGTTTCTGACATTTTATACCTCGTTTAAATAAATAGTCATATCTGGACCGTTAGAATTTCTTGAATACTCTATATTATATACTACAAACCTGTCATCTGTTGAAGCAACTAGGTCTAAACCATTAGAATCTTTGTAATCTATGGTTACAATGTCTCCTAGTTGTATAGTTGGAGTGGCAAATATTTTTACACCTACCGATTTTTTAGGACTCATAACTTTGTTAATAACCCACCCCATTAAAGCCTCTGCATCATCTTGTGTTTGAATGTATGGAGTATTAATTGAAAATTCGTTTTTACCATAAATTAATCTACTTAACTTAATTTCATCATATTTATTTTTTTCAATTAATGGAGAGTAGGTAAGTGAACTACCAACAAAAGGTGGGTCAGATAGGTTGCCACGTTTTTTAAAATATTCATCAACTGATAACTCATGAGTTGTATCCTGTGTAAATGTAATGCCTTGAATTCTTAAATAATTTCCAGTAGTTTCATCTAAGTTTATTGCAGAGTCTGTTGAGTTAAATATTAAAAATTCTGCCCCATATGAGTTTGCATAAAATCCAGACGTTGTATATCCTTTAATACTATTAAATGTTGGTGATAATTGTGCGTATAAAGCGGGATATGCTCGATCATACTTAATATTAAAATATGCACATTCACGCATAATAGATCCAAATTCTTCAAAATACATATTAAATTTAGGTGGTTGCTGTGAACTTATTCCAGATAAATATGTTGCCTGAACTATACCGCTCATTGCATATCGTCTAAAAGACTCGTTAACACTAACTTCTTTATTTCCCAACGCTGTAGACAAATTATCTGCAACAGTAAAGTTTGGATTTTCAGCATAGTTTTCTGATAAAGCGTAAATGTTTTCAAACATACATCTTGAAGAGCCTCTAGTAAATAAAGCCATATTGTTGTATATTGGTAGTGGATCTGTATCATCAACAACTTTAATCAATTGGTTATTAAGATATAGAAAAAATCTTCTAGTGCTTCCTATTGTTTGATACTCTACAGATAAATCATATACCGTTGAACTTTCTTCACCAGACATTCTGTATTGACCAGCAAATCTTCCATCGTCAACTAATATTTTACTTAGCCCTCCCCATAACTTTATAGGAATTGCTTTATCAGATGATTGATCTTTTTTAACTTTATAAAATACAATGTTGTTAATTGATATATTTGATTGATTGTTTTTATCTAAATTTAAATATGACTCTACATTGTTTTCAGTTAAAGCAATTATTTCAAAATAGTATCCATTGTTTGTTTCTGGATTTAACATAACGGCTAATCCTCCAGAGCCTCCGCCAATACTTGTGCTTTGATTTGGTTTTACTCCACTAATTTGATAATATGGCATGCTGCCAATTGGGGTTTGACTTCGTGTTTCGCTATTTTCAATTTTTCCAATAATTCTTAGTCTAGTTCCAAAATGCTTATAGGCATTGTCTAAATTTTTGTAAACGTAAGAAACAAAGTTAATTGGGACATCTGTGCTTTTAAATGAAGGTCCATTAATAACTAAGGCAGATGATTGTATAGTTCCTGATTGCGTTGACTTTAAATCATTAACTTCTGTTTCAGTTAAATAATTTGTAGCCATTGAGTTTTTAATAATACTATTTCTTGAAGTTTGTCTTGCTAATACATTATTTGTTCCAGCAGCACCAAGCGTTGTTTGTGGTATTGTGGGGCTAATTTCTGTTGTAAATAAATATTCAGAACTCATATTACAACCACGAACATAGTCATTGTTTGACCAATAAGAATTTATGCCAGCAAAGTGTGAAGCAATCTGTGTTCCAAATTGTGCACGACCATGCTCATAAACATTTCCAGGTTGTAGTCTTGATATATCGTTAACTAACTCATAGTATGGTGTAGAAAAAATACGAATAAGACCAGTTGGATATATCTTTCCATTAAAAGGAAGTGATGCAAAATATTTTTGATATTCTTGATTACTAGATATCCAAACGTTTCCTGTTCCTGTAATGTTAAACTGTGCTGCATCATATCTTATTATTTCGCCATTAGAATAAAAATAACCTTGATATCTTGTTAACCAATAAATGTTTTCTCCAAGATCTATAATATTATTAATTACTATCCCATTAGCAACTGTTGGTGGAGAATCTGATAAATTTGAGTTTAATGGCATTGCCCCTAAAACATAACTACCTTGCTTTGAGGCTAATTCATTTATGGTTTTTGTTGAGTTAGTTCCAGAAACTTCCCACAATAGTGCTGGCTTATATATCCACGTTTTTTCTTTATCAATCATAGATGCTTGACGAATTGACCCATATGACCTTTGAATATATCTTGTTGTATAGTTTATTTTTCCATCATTAAATATTTGTTTATCTTGGCTACTTATTGCAATAATGTTTGGAATTGAAGATCCAGTTTGATTCTCAATAATATTAGAAACTGATTGATCGTTGTTTCCAATAAGTTGTAAATCTGTAGATCTCATAGACTCTGAAGGCATTAAATAGTCTTTACTCATTACTATAAAATTATTATATTCATCAAAAAACATAGATGTTTGTGTTGATATTGCTAACTGATTTAAAACTTCAGCAACGTTTTGATCTGGTGCTATAAAGAAATACGGAATTATAGGATCACTTTCTCCGTCAATTCTTTTAAAAGAATAATTTGCAAAACCTATATAGTCTAATAATAATGAAATTGCATAACTTAAAGAAACTTCAGTAACAAGCATTCTTGGAGCAGGCATAGATTCTAAAAAGAAATAAAAATCTCTTAGTTCTAAAGAAAGAGTAGCAGCAGTAACATCTGATTGTGGAATTCCCTCAGAGTATAAAGTTTTAATTGGTACAAAATCATAATATTCAATTCCACCCACATCGGCAATTTGTTCATAAAAATTAAATTTTATATTTTTTCTTAAATATTTAGCAATAATACTATTTGTATTATTTGTATTAAATGCTTGATCTGTGTCAAATATTGAGATTGTTCCAGTAGATGCTAATAGTTGACCAACTGGCAAAGAAGTATTTCCAAGATCAGAAAGTGATTTACGAACGGTATACTCAATAACACTATCAGATATGTCGGCAACAAGTCTAGGAGACATTTCAATTAAATCAAAAGTTGTGCCATCTTTGTTCATTGTTTCTGCAACAACCCTAATTCCTTTAATATACTCAAACTCCCTATATCTTGTTTCACTGGTGTTAGGGTTTACAAAAGAAAACGGGGAAACAAGTTCTTTAACAAAACTAGTTCTTGCATTAAGAGATTCAGATCCTAATGTCCAGCCATACTCTGGTACAAATGTTTCATAATCAGAAATTTCATCACTCCAAACAAAAAATTCCCCAACAGTTGATTCATTTTCTAAAACAAAATACGCATATCCGTTTATAGATAATTCTGGAAGTAATGTTTCAGACGAGTATGTTTCTGCAAAAACAAAAGTATCCTTATATTTATCTGGAATAATTAATCCATACTCTAGTTCTACGTATCCATCTGATTTAATAATGGCAGTACCATCTGCCCTTGTAGAGTTTTCGTCAAATGAATAAGCATCTATCCAATTATTATTTTTAAGGTATTGGATTTTCCATCTCTTAGGAGTTGTCTTATTTGCATCTCCGTATAGAGGGTCTGCAAAGGTTGATGAAAAGTTTGTAAATGGGGCTAGATCGATATCTCCTACATTTGTTTGCATTTTTACAACAAGTCTATTTGCTGGAACCTCTTCTTTATATACTACGAACGGTACTGCATCGTCAATGTAATACTGACCACCTGATACCTTTGCAATACCCCTTTCCAAACCTTCTTCTTTTCTATATGAGTTCCAGTATTTAAATTGATCATATCTAGATGACATATAGTATCTTGGTCTTTGGGCTAAAGATGCTCCAGAGTTTGCCAAATACTGCTTGTTAGATCTAAAAAATAATGGTTTGTTAATTCCAGATCTTGGTCTAAATGGCTTTAAGCAATCTTCTAATGAGTATAGTAGTTTTCTCTTTTGTTCTATTGATGTAAATAGTTGTGGGGAGTCTTCGTCATCTACCCCGCCACTTATAGATACTTCAGAGTCTGTTGCATCTGTATAATAATCTCCAACATCTAATTGATCAAAGTAAATTGGCAGTGTTTTAAATTTAAGATCTGCGTCGGTTGGTCTGTATCTATAGTTACCAACATAAAAAATATTGTCTGGCATATTCATATTCCATTCAGCCAAAATTAATGACTGAAGTTTTATTGTTGCAGATGTTTCAAAGTGGGTCTTTAATGCTTCGTTAACAAACAACTTAGACCTCTTCCAGCGTTACCGAAATATTCCAAAGGTCATGGTTTGTCCCACCACGTTTTACTACGCTATAATTAAAATCAGCAAAATAAACTTGAATAATTTGATTATATTTTCCTAAATTATTAAATGATGCATCATTTGTTCCAAAGTTTTTATATTTATCATAGGCCAAAAACATCCAAAAAGGACCTTGATGATTTTCATACCAATCTAATAACTCTACTCCACCCGCTCCGCCATCTGAAGTAAACTCTCCAGTTGTATTTTTATTTGGTGAAGATCCAGTTGAATTAAAGTCTGCTAACTCAGAATAAGCACGGGATGGTAAATTATTCCAAGATACTGACATAGTTAACTTATCAGCAATATGATAAGATCTCATCCTACCATTAATCGTTCTTTCACGTTTTTCAATTCGTTCTGAGTTAAATGACATTTCTGCTCTATTGTGATCTGACAGTATTAAAAATTGGTCAACGCCACCAGAAGTAAGGGCTGGATCTGCCCCTATTTCTTGTCCAGTTGGCACGTAAAGGCCGCTTACAAGGGTTCCAGCATTCTCTGACCAAAGGATACCCTGTGGTCTCTGATACCTCTTTCTACCCGAAATATACGCTGCGGTTGCCATTATGCCCCTCTTTGAGTTCTAATTCTTTGGTTGTCAATTTGTTTAATCTGTGTTATAACAGTTCTTGCAATATCATTTGGATTTGCATCAGATTTAACATTAACATTTA